CCTTACAAAGTTCAAAGCAATATCGTAGTTCGGAAACAACTCACTTACTACATAAGCAAACTCATCAGTATTTGGCCTTTGCTGAACTCCCTTGAAAACATTTTCACCATCTTCAAATTCACCAAAACCTAATCGATATATATCATCGACGTATGCATCTGGGTTGACAAGGACATCTTCCATAATCATTAAGGACATATCTTCATTGTTATATTGTGATCAAACATCCTATATAACTTTTCACCATCAACGTCAAACTCATACTCAGACTCAGGCTCAAAGCATATAGTATCTCCTTCTTTGACACCCTTACTGATTAAATACTCGTTGGGGTATCGCATTACACCCATCAAAGGCTCTTCTTTGAAAGGCTTCATAATATACGATTTTTTTGCGTCAATAGGCTTTATAAAACAATACCTATCGTGAGAGTACCAATTACCATCATGCTTGTACATATAAAATTGGTCATTCTCAATAAAGAATAAGTCTTCTTTGAAAAAGCTTTTACCGCTCTTTCTACGACCTTTCATGTCGTTATAAAATTTAAATACGTTATGGTGAACAAGTAATATGTCACCAACTGTTATTGGGCCTTTGTAATCTAATGGAAGCTCGACTACTTCAGCGTATCGGTTTGAGAATTTGTGTTCTTCTTCTGATGTGTTTATGATTAACTCAATTCCGGCTACTTCTTTTGTATTATTATATCGGCTTCCATTCACAGGCTTAGCTATGAAGTAGAAAGGTGATTTCATTAAAAATTTATATTGTATTCAATTGTTACAGGCATACTAGAATTAAACTCCTTCCAAAGCACAACCTCTTCTTTTGGGTTTATAATGTATATCTTATAGCTTTGATTTTTTTCATCATAACGTATCAAGTGTATCTTATTACTATTGGATAAGACATCTTGCCCCACGATGTAGTGCATAGCGGCCTTATAATCAAGACCCACTGATACTTTACGGATTAACATACTAGTTACCTATTTTCCAAATATTAATCTCAGCAGAAGGAACATCACTCCATCCACCTAAATTGGTATGAGTATATAACCCACCATAGTCAGCACCAGAGCTATCACGCATTATTTCAAAAGTAAGTGTTGTACCTGCCGTATCTATATTTACAGGAATGGTTATCTCGTAAGGTATCATTATACCTACACTATTCATTTCAAACCCTTTGACATTCCCTGCTTGAACTCCATTAATTAAAGAACGGAACAACAATACAGCAACACCTCCTGAAGATCCTTGACGCTCAACAGTACCATATGCATTCATTAAATACAAACCTGGACTATTAAAAGTAACTGTACCATCAGCAGCCAACATCACAGGATCCGAAGCTGTATTCTGAGCAGCTCCAAAAGACACTTGCAAAGCAGAGTCAAGTCCTGATGGCTCTTGATTAGAAGTTGATGATGCATTAATAATTTGAGACACACCAAATGTACTAAACATAAGCGTTTTTAAATCACTTAGTAAGTAGTTCTTTGTTGCGTTTTCGGAAGACACTTCAGTGCCAATTACTTTGTCAGATAATGATGGACTACCATCAGTAGCATATGTGCTAATCTTTGCCATTTTCTTTTTGTGTTATTTCTCCAGTTTGCATATTGATAATAGCATCCTTACCATACTTGTCTATCAATATCTTCTCATGATTAGAGAACTGCTCACGGATTACTTCGATAGCGTGTAAAGATGTTTGTTTAGTCAACTCAGCATCCGCAATAGCCATTTTAGCTTTTGTGTAATCGGTGTTCATTTGCTGAATTAAATCTAGTTCTTCTTGTGTGATTTTATTTTTTTCCATTGTATTATATTACAAATATAGCCCTTATCATTTTAACTTGTCTAGAGCCCAAATAATAAAGAAAGGAAGTAAGTACCACCACCTGAACCAATGCTTTTTATTAATCACCCTAGGAGGTAATGTCTTTTCTATCGTAATGTATGCCGTATCTGGCTTTTGAGTGATTGTAGTCTTAATCACATCATGCTCACGAATAATGCGAACTTGAACACTACCTGTGTCAATGGTAATGGTATCAATTGAATTTGTTACGAATGTATCGTGATAAGTGAACGTATCTCTAACTGTAAACGTATCTATTTTTACAACTTGCTCAAGAAGTATGCTAGGGTCTTTCTTAACGGCCCTATTCAAGTGCCAAGTAGCTGAACAACTAGACAGTAATACAGCTAGTATTAACGCTCTCATTTTTTAGAGAACTTCTCAGCAGAAGTAAAGCCTAAGCAAAGTATTACTACCCACTCAACTGCTTCTACTAACTTATCGCTTGGAGCGATATGTACTTCTGAAAATGAATTAGCAGCAAATGTCGCAAATAAAATAATTGCACCTATAATACCTACAACACGCTTACTACTAAACTCACCTTGCTGACCTTTAAATATTTCAAGTATTCTTTTCATTTTTTTCCTCTATTACGAGCTCTGTTTTTTGATTGACTTTCTTTAACTAGTCTACCTTTCTTTGTATGACTCATGTCCTTCCCATCTTTATTGCCGTACGTCCCAGCCTTACGATTAGCCTTATTTAAAGCCGCTCTGTACTTCTTTCTCTTTTCTGTGGACTGATACTTCTTTTCTTTCGAGTAATCACGTCCAGTGGCTTTATTTGAGCCCTTACGAGTATTTTTTCCTTTGATGGTATTCCTAGCCATTATTCGCCAAAGTATTTATCCAACAAAGTATCGTTTTTTTCGTGAAGCATCTTAAGGTAGACCATAGCACTGTCGTTAGTAACTTCTGCGTGCTCGATAATCAATTCAGCTTCTTCAACTGCTGTTTTTTCGTTAGTTATCCATGACCATAAAATCATAAGCAATACGCCTGCTGTTGTTATTAATAAAGCTTTCATATCTTTCCTAATGCTTTATAAATCTTAATCTCTGTGACCAATGCTGAACAGAGTGAATCTTGAGTTTTAAGCATCGCAGACATTTTGCGAAGTTCTGTTTCACACTTTATCAATCGCTTTTCACATTGAGCCGTTGCAAGGTTGCTCTGACGCTCTGCTCTTATATACAAGGCAGTCACCACAAAAAGCAAAAGGTAGGTGATAGCTTTCTCACTGTTCTTGGTGAATTGCTCAAAACTTACAGGGAATCTCATTGAATAACTTCAATATTTCCCGTGCCATAAATCTCCTCTAATTTACCGACAACCGCATTTATCAGCAATGATTCAGCCGTTTCAGTTTTGTAGGCTTGTTCGGTTAATTCTGCCTGTAATACAGAATCAAAATCGGCAACTCCTTGTAAAGGTTGTAGTCCTTGTGTGTATGCATCTTCACTGGCATAGATGAATGTCGCAATTTGACTTGGGATTAAACCATCTTTCGAATCCTTTACTGAAGCATAGCCCTCTGCTATGGTTACTACCGAACCGCTTGGTATACTGATACCACTATTCAAATTGACTGTTGTGTTTATTTTGATATACATAATTTTAAAATAAGTCGTTCCAAGATGTGCCATTATAGCAGCATAATTTATTTGTGTCTGTATCGTAAACCACCAATCCCGCTGCGGGTGAACTTATGGCGTTCTTTTGGGTTGTGGTCATTCGGGGAGGTAGAAACCCTTTGGTGGTTGATGAAACATCTAATTGGGCAGATGAATTTGGAGATGTAAAAGACGATGCAACACTTACTCCATTTATTGCTTGTAATTGCATTGTATTTGCACCCGTACTTCTTGTAGAACCACCGAGTATGATTGATGGGGAACTTGGAATTGAATAATCTGCTCCTATTGCTAATTCACTGCCAGAATCTTCCGCATATATTGAACCCCAACCTAATCGCAGTAATCTTGAAGATACTGTTGGGTGGTTTACAAAAACATTACTGCGTAAATTTATATTTCCCCCATCGTCAACTTTCATCAAATCCGTCCCCGAACTATTCTGCACCAATAAAGCAGTAGTTGCAGATGTTGAGCCGCTGCCTTTGATTTGAACTCTTGCAGTTGGTGAACCTTCTGCAATTCCTAACCTCTTATTGGTATTATCGTAAAATAAATTAGAATCACTTGCAAAAGCGGAACCATCACTGAATTGAATTAAACCTGCCCCACCGCTTGGATTTGCAGCAATACTAATATCACCACTACCAAGCAATGAAGTAGAATTAATTGTTTTAATATTTGTACCGCTTACAAGTGTTTCCTGTACCGATACATCACCGCTTCCAAGTAAAGAAGTAGAGTTTATTGTTTTGATGTTTGTACCGCTTACTAATACATCTTGTTTGCCGTCTATTTGCGTCTGAATAGCAGAAGTTACCCCGTCAAGATATCCCAACTCTGTAGATGTCACTGATGAAACTTCTATTTTACCCGTTGCTGAGGAAGTAACCGCACGAGATGCAGTCAAGTCTGAACTTGTTATCGTCGTTGCCGCTCCTGTAATCGTTGCCTCTTTGCCATCAATTTGAGTCTGTATTGCAGAAGTAACCCCGTCAAGATATCCCAACTCTGTAGAGGTAACAGCAGAAACTTCTATTTTGCCCGTTGCTGAGGAAGTAACCGCACGAGATGCTGTCAAATCTGAACTTGTTATAGTCGTTGCCGCTCCTGTAATGGTTGCCTCTTTCCCGTTGATTTGAGTTTGTGCGTCACTTGTTAAACCGCCAATGTACTGAAATTCTGCATTACTTACAGAACCATCAGCAATCTTTGCCGCATCTATCCCTGTGCTTAATTTTGCGTCTGTTACAACTCCACTATCGATAGTCCAAGTTGCACCACTTGCAGAAACTGTGATATCTCCTTTATCTCCGTCAGATATTCCACTAGCAGCAATAGTAATAGCGTCTGATCCGTTATCCGTAATGGTTACATTTGAACCAGCAACCAACGTAAGATCACCAGTTAAATTCTCTAAAGAGCTAACACCAGCACTACCACTACCACCAGTATTGGTAATAGTAATTGTATTGGAACCATTATCAGTTATTGATATGCCTGTTCCAGCAGCCAATGTAAGGTCACCAGTCAAATTCTCTAAAGAACTCACACCAGCTACCCCACTACCACCAGTATACTGAGGTATGTTCAAAGTATCACCAACCAAAGTAGCAGCACCACTCGTACCATTAGTAGTCAAAGTAAGCGAACCTTGCTTACCGTCTATTTGAGTTTGAATCGCACTTGTTACTCCATCCAAATACCCTAACTCAGTAGATGTTACAGGACTTATCGCAACCTTACCACTTGCGTCACTAACTAACGCCCTTGAAGCTGTCAAATCACTACTAGTAATAGTAGTTGCAGCACCAGTTATAGTTATCTGCTTACCGTCAAGTGCGGTTTGCGTTGCCGTACTAATTGGCTTATTTAAATCACTGGTATTGTCTACGTTATTCAAAGACATCCCAAGCTTTAAATATTCAGGAGTTGTTTTCTTAGTCTCACCACTACTTATATCCTCAATCATTAACGCATCAACCGATGGGTCAACAGATGTAAGTAGAGCAAGTGATGTTATTCTTATATCAGCCATTGTTATTAATTTCTAGTAGACACAATAATCCTATCGTTACTGTTCGTTATTATGTTGTCATTAGTATTGGTTACTAAGTACTTCGTAAAAAGCTCAATAATAACCCTCTTTGCACCACCAACTATATTACCTATAGCAATTAGCATACTACCAAATAGCTATAATGTTAGTTGAAGTAGTTCCGGTAGAGAATACCCTTAAAACTTGAATAGGTACAAAAGACCCATCCTGTATATTAACAAAAGTAACCTCATCGCCACCAACTGTTAATACCTTTAAGTTACCGCCTCCACCAACGTATAAAACACATCCGTTGTTGCCTGATCCATCCTCTGAGCTTACGCTAGGAATATTTGCTGTATCTGACGGAGTAACAGATGCTGCGCTTCGACCTTGTAATTTTTGATATGCCATTATTGTTTCTTATATGGGAATTTTCTATTCAATGTGTCTCTTCTTTCTTGGCAACCACAAGGTTTCCCAGTAGCCTTAGACACTTTGTCGACTACCGCTTTTACTCCTGTAGCTGTGGTGATTTTTTCAATTGTATCACCTAAACCCTTGCTTTTTTCATTTAACTTCATTATCACAAATTTATGTATTTTTTTACTACCTCTTCGTGAACCTCTTAGTTACCTTACCAGCCTTAGTATTTGAAACGGTCTGACGCTTACTACCACCCTCTCTTTTTTTCTTCTTAGCAGTAGCAGCCCTCTCAGACTTTGTCATGCTCTTAGCCTTCTTTAATGGCAAACAACGATCTGGGTTCTTCTTATTCTTACTGGTACCACACTCACCTTTAATAGAGCCGTCTATCCCAATACGTACCCATTTCTCATCTCTCCATTTTTTTAGAGCTCCCATTACTTTTTCTTTTTAGCGTAGTTAGGATCCTTACAATATTTTGAAGCTGCCATGTTAGCATAAGCAGAAGGATAACGATCGAACGTACGCTTCGCCCAAGCAATTCCTGCTGGACAAATCTTATTACCTTTTTTAGTACGACCACTTTTTGCCATTAGTACTTGCCCCTCCTTGAACTTGGACTGCTCTTAGTAGAACCACCCTTACCAGCCCACAAATGCTTGCAAGCCCAGTATCGAGCAGTTAACTTATTAGTGGCAGAGCTACACTTATGACGAGCCTTAAAACTCTTACGTGCAGCAGCACTATAATTATGTCCGTAACCTTTTGCACCAAAATGGATTAACTTCTCCTTACCTCCAGAGCAAGCCTTTACCATCTTCTTCTTTCCGGCACGATCGCTAGAACGTACCACATTGCACTTCATTTTACTTTTATCAGCCATTATATCTTTGGGCCTCCTCCCAATTTTTGTAAACCTTGCAAACCAACTACTCTAGACTTTTTTGGTTTCTTATTCGCAATACTTTTCTTACGAACACCTATCAACTCTTTTTTTAACTTGATGTTCTCTTTCATCAAATTCTCAAGGTTTTTGGTTTTTTGTTTTTTGTCGGCCATAATCAGTAGCTTTGTACAAATTTAATCAATTATATTTTAATGCGTAATCGTAAGTATGACTACATGAAGTACTACCGTGTGATACGGTACTTCGTCAAAGCCAAATACAATATATCACAACCCGATTTAGATATCCTTTTTTTCTTGTATTCAGAAGGATATTTTACCGTAGATAGATTCTTAGAGTTCGATAGACTCGTTAACTGGGATAATAAAAGATTCAAACGCCTCCGCTCAGAAGGATGGATAGATAACTTCAGAAAGCCAGGAGGAGGGCAGAAAGGCCTATACGAAATATCACATAAAGGCAAAAGATTAATTGACTCCATCTATAAAAAGTTAGAGGGAGAAGAGCTCCCGTCAACCGCAGAACACAACCCCCTCTATAGAAAAAGAGTAAAAAGCACCGATAAAATCTATAAGAACTTTATCGAAAGAATGAATAAAGAACTTAGAGAAATGAAAGCTAAAGGACAACAACTACGTCCCTCTCCTGAATAATGGAGTACTGAACGTCGTTGATCATCATTTTAAAGCTACGACTCTTATCGTAGTGTATCTCGTCACCTTCTTTTATCACGTCAACATCGCTCCCTGGTTTCACCACTACAGCCTTCTTATATCTAAAGCCGTCAGTATCCTTACCAGATAAAAGAAGTCCTGAGGATGTCTTTACCTCCTCATCAATGTCCGTAATTACAATGTATTTACCTATTGGCTGCATATTATTCTTGCTCATATGTTCTAGCCATTGTTATAATAGCATTTGTAGATAGAATGGTAGTGGCAACACTAACAGCATTCTGTAAAGCACTTCTGGTAACTTTCAACGGATCAATGAC